CCTGCAACGAGTGTGGAAGCGAGTGCTAGTGCTAATGTTTTCATTAATAAAAGTTAAGTGGTCTTTGTATAAGGCACGCCGCGATACTTTAGTTGGATCTTTTTTTGCATGGATCTGCTCCTTAGTACCACACCCCCGTTCCATGATGTGGTTTCATGCGTTCCCGTTAGGGAATGAACGGACGCAGCTGCCTGTGGCTTCTACTGATTCGACTATCGAGCCGCCGTTATGCTAAGTCAAGTGGGAAATTGTGTGCGTTTCTCTCATGCATTACTTCCATACCTAGGTTGGCACGGTTGAGAACGTCAGCCCATGTAGGTACTACCTTACCGTTCGCATCTAAAATGGATTGATTGAAGTTAAACCCGTTAAGATTGAACGCCATAGTGCTGACTCCCATGGAGGTGAGCCATATGCAAACCACTGGCCAAGTAGCAAGAAAGAAATGAAGAGAACGAGAATTGTTAAAAGACGCATATTGAAAAATTAATCTACCAAAGTAACCGTGAGCAGCTACGATGTTGTACGTTTCTTCATCTTGCCCAAACTTATATCCATAGTTTTGGGATTCATTATCTGTTGTCTCCTTGATAATGGAACTTGAGACCAATGATCCGTGCATAGCAGCGAACAGAGCGCCACCAAATACCCCCGCAACACCCAACATATGGAAAGGATGCATAAGGATATTATGTTCCGCTTGAAAGACAAACATAAAGTTGAACGTTCCTGATATTCCCAACGGCATACCGTCAGAGAAACTTCCTTGTCCGAAAGGATATACCAAGAAGATAGCAAAGGCTGCTGAGACGGGCGCTGAGTAAGCAACACTAATCCATGGCCTCATTCCTAATCTATAACTAAGTTCCCATTGGCGTCCCATGTAAGCTGCGATGCCAATAAGGAAGTGGAAGATGATAAGTTGGTATGGACCTCCGTTGTAGAGCCATTCATCCAAGTTAGCTGCCTCCCAGATCGGGTAGAAGTGCATCCCAATAGCGTTGCTACTTGGGACAACAGCTCCAGATATAATATTGTTTCCATATAATAATGAACCTGCTACAGGTTCTCTGATCCCATCTATATCGACAGGAGGTGCAGCAATAAACGCAATTATAAAACAGGTTGTTGCTGTTAATAGTGCAGGGATCATGAGCACACCGAACCACCCCACATAGAGGCGGTTGTCGGTGCTCGTAACCCAGTCACAAAATTCATCCCAGTTTTGAAGCGGGGATTTTTCTAGTGTGGCTGTAGTCATTTAGAATAGTCCGGGGATAATCTGTCCAGTAAATATATAGGAACCTAATGCAGCCCAGAAACCTATCATAGCAAGCTGTCCATTAACACGCTCAGCATTTTCATAATAGTTAACATCCAGTACTTCGACTTTAGGTTCTGTTGCAAATTTATTGTTAGACATTAAAGGTTAGGATAAATGTACCGGGCGAGGACGAAGGTTCGGGTCGCCACTACAATATTAAGTTTTAGGATAAATCTTTGCAGCGTCTAGTAAAATTTTAATCTTCTTTTTAGGTGGTTTACCCTGTGCAGATTTAACTTTTTTATTAAAAGGAGTATAATCAGTCATGTTAATACTTAAACATTCACTACATTTGTGGCTCGACCTGATTGCTTAGCTTTCTTTATAGGAAACATAGCAGGTCCGAGGCCTTTCTTCTTCATTATGTTTGCAGCATTAGGGACATTTGCATCCCCTGCTTTAATGATCTTCTTGTTTTTATCCTTTCCTGGCATAGTTTTAAAATTGTAGGTTATCAGATCTATTAAGTTTTTGCATAACATCTTGTCGATAGGCGGGGTCGTCATCATATCTTCTATCACTCATTGCAGCTACTAGTTCTGCTTGACTTCGGAAGACATCTTTTGATTCTGTTGTTGGTCCTTTTCCTGATACCATATCTCCTTCGTATCCATTTGCGTTTCTGTATTCTGCTTGCAGTCCTCCTACTGCTAACTTAATAGCATCAATACTACCAGAATTAATAATAGTATCGAAAGCTTCTATAGAATTTTGATCTAAATTCTTACTAGCCCACTGAACCATAGTGTTATATGATTGTTCACCACCAGCATAATTCTTAATCTGATTTACAGTAGCATCAGTTATATCAGCTGCTTGTGATTCAGCGTTCTCTGGTAAAGAACTTTGTACTTCCATGTAAGCTTTAACCAGATCTTGGCTACTCATAGAAGCAAATTTTTCTAATGTTTCAGGAGATAGTTTCCCATCATTAGAATAGTATTCGTCCGAAGCTGAGGTAATTAATTGAGCTCCTTCAGAATAGTCTTCAGAACTTTTTTCAGGTTCTTCCTGCAACACTTCTTCGGATTCAGTTTCAGCCTCAGCTTCAGGTGTTTCTTCCTTGCCATCTTCTCCTAATTTCTTTTGAAGATTAATATATGCTTTCTCTAATTCTTGAGCATCTTTATATTTACCAGCAAGTAAGTTCTCCTGTTGGTCGATTAATTGTTCTCCAACTTTCAGGGAATCTTGTTCTTCAGCTGTTAATGATACTCCAGCTTCTTCTCCTACTAGTTCAGCATCGGGTGTTGGATCTACTGTTAGTGTTTCTGCCATAATTTTATTCAGGTGGTTGTTCAGGTTGCATTGAAGCTATCGCTCCTCCAGTTAATGCTTGAGCTTGCTCCATAGCGTCAGGGTTTTTAGTAGGATCCATTAATGGTGTACCTGCTAATTGACCTGCTTGATCTACTAGTGACGATTGTACTTGTTGTTGCTGTGCTTGTTGCATATCCTGTTGTAACTGTTGATCAGTCTTAACAAGATTTAATACATCAATACCTTGAGCAGCAGCTAATCTTTTAATAGCTTCAGAAGGATTAATGTATCTTAGTAATGCTTCTGGCCCAAGAGTCTGTGCAATTGTCTGTACAAATGTAGTTAAAGCTTCTCTATCTTGACCACGACCAAGTGCATTAACACCTGCTACTATCTTAGGTCTAACTAAATCTTTAGGTAGTTTAGGTATTTGATTTGATCGCTGCAGTACTAGCAACGTTCGGTTTAAATATGGAACTAAGAATTCTGTAGTAAGTACTGAATACAAACCACCTAACTGTTCATTTAATTCCATCTGTGTCATACGTACTTCTTCTGCAGTAGTACGTTCACTCTGTCTAATATTTAATACAAGGAATGCTTCTAATATTCTTTTCTCTAATCCTTGTATCATTACTTGTGCAGTTTGGAAATCTGCAGTCTTACCTACTTGTACTACACCAACATCTTCTGGTCTACCTTGTATGATAGCACCATTACCTGCTTGAGATAATGTTTGTGGTTTTGTTGTAGCACTAGGAGACACCAAGAATATAACTTTTGCTGCTACACTAGAGCCCTCTACAAGAGCCTGAGACAAGCCATTAAGGCTACGTAAGTCTCCTATAAACTCTTCGACTCTACCTCTTCCGTAATCCTCTCCATCAACTGTATTAAATCGAAGAACTAACCAAGGACTAGCATTTTTCGGTGCAGAACTACGGCTCTTAGGAAGTATCATACCTTCTACTTCTTGATACCAGTTCCATCTACCACTATCTTCGTCTTGTTTAACGCATGTGTATACTTCTACGTCGTCTTCTGTTGAGCTATGTTCTCCGTTAGGACTATTCGGTATTTCATTAGGAAGCTCAATACCTAATACCTTTCTACTAACTAATTCTTTTGTTACTATTTCTAGTACATTACCGTTACCATCTCTGTTTACAACAAACCGTTGTAGTGGAAAATGTTTCAAGCCATCCTTACCCATAAAAATAAGGGCATTACCTGATACAATTAAATGTTTCAAGGCTTGATGGACTACTACTCTGTCATCCGAGGCAGCAATGTAATCCATGACCATCCTTTCCATTTTTGAAAAAGATAAATCAAGTTCACTTCTCATTGCTGGATCTAATTCCTCACCAAGTTTATCATCTCTAACTTGTAATTTAAAGAAACTTGTTTGAGGAGGTAATACAGCCAACATTAATTTAGCTGCTAATGTTACAACTGCTTTAGCTCCAACACTTTGCCACGGTTGAGTAAGGCTTTTTACATTATTTCTTGAGCTTGTATCTTGTTGTACTAAGTAAGGTAAGGTAAGTTCCGAACACTCAACAGCCATATCTAGGAACTGAGATCGTTCACCAGCTAACTTAGAGTATCTTTCCTTAGCCTTCATCATGTGGATATGCCTCCTGCTTCTCCACCAGCTGGTACATTAAGAGGAATTTGTAACGCTCTTGCTCCTGGTTTTTGACCTGCTCCTGGTCCTTGTTTTTTACGTTCAGATCCGTATTGTACGTCCCCTACTTCATCAGGATCAGTTACATCTTTACTTGAAGGTAAAGGATTACTCTCTAAAGAAGCGTTGTCTCTTGATTTAGCCGGAGCCATTTGTGGTAACTCTTGTGGTTGAGGCTTCGGTATTTTAAATATGCACATTAGTTTTCTTTTAATATTTGTTTGACATATGCTACCACACTTTCTTGACCTGCTCGGTACATGATTGATGGTAACTGTTCTTTAGGGTGAATTGGTTGGTGAGGAAACTTAGATTCAAGATCCTCAACCAACTTTTCTAATCGATCTGAATAGATCCTAAGCGTATTTGGGTAAGTTTGTGTTTGCATGTTCGAAGAAAGCTGGCATGCGTGCTCGCTGTGTATCAGAAAACTCTGGGGCTTTGCCCTCATACATTAAGCGATCACTAGCATCTAGCCAAAATTTTTTGTCCAAATATTTATCAGTAGTATTTCTACCTAGAGGTTCAACAACCCAGTTAATTGTGGCTTTCCTAAGTTTATCCAAAGAAGGAGAAGGACGTAAGCCCAACTCAGTACATACAAGACTATTAGTTCCGACGTGGATCTGTTCGTCGCGGCTAATGTCAGCAGATACTGTACGAAGAGCAGCATCCCCATTAAACCTAAAGAAAGGGAGTAAAACAAAGAAGATGGCCCGTTCTGCGACCAAAGCTTTTGAAATAGTGTGATCAGGGTGATTAATCCAAGCATCTCTTAATAGTTTTCCTTCTTTTTCAATTTTTTCATCTGCCCCATGGGCATCAACTATGTATTGTAAGGCGAGATCATGTCTCTCCTCATCTTTTACATTATCCTCAAGTAGTTTTCTAGCGTTGTTGGGAACAGTCTTCTCAAGACCTTCCGTGATGAAGGCACCCACAGGTAACTCCATATGACGTACTGCGAGAGCACGTCTGATGGTTTCCTCACTTCCAGGGCGTAGCTTCCCTGCTGTGGCCTGTACGGGAGACCACTTACGCTTTCGTTCGAATAGTTTATCATAAGGATGTTTTCTCATTATTCTTGACAGTCACATGTTACAGGCTCGTTTCCGAGTATATCCTGTAAGTAATCATCGACATCTGCTTGATCTAATGCTGCATACGCATCGGTCTTATCTTGTACGTCGCCCATTACTTGCAGGGAGTAGTAAAGTAGGTTACTACATCACTCCAAGAGTTAAATGAGTATCCGTGAAGAAGTCCCGTATTATCATACATAATCATCAGTTGATCTGCTACTTTCTTGTAAGCATCCCAACCGACATCACTGGCAATCTCTACATTACCATAATTATAACTCTGTACACCAAAGGTTCCAGAGTCTCTATCTACCTTCCGACTAATCGGAGGTGCTATTTCTGGCGTAGATGTAAATCCATCTAAACTCTTACTCCTATATGAACAGGAGGCAGTAGGAGCTATAGCAAAAGCTCTTACCATATTATTTTCTTCGGCAATATCAGCAGCTTTTTGTATAGCTAACATTAAATTAAATGCTAATTGATAAGCTATACCAGTGCCATATTCACCTTGATTAACTTTCTCTAATTGCTTACCAAACTCTTCATAAGTTACATGGTATCTTCCGAGGAGGTTGGCGAGGCCGAGTACTCCGAGCCCAACTTGGCGGTCGATATCAGGTGACAAGTATTCTCCAGTTGTTCCAACACCTGTCCTACTATGGAGCTCGCACAGTTCGGACATACCTTCACTGAAAGCCTGCTCGATGGTGCTAAGTTCACAGGCTGCGAGATTGACATGCTGTAACAAGCATGTACCACGTGAGGGCAGGTAAACCTCAAGACAGACGTTGCCATAGATTCGTTCTCCGTTTTCATATTTTATTTTGTTAAGCCAGATGTCCCCGGACTTGATCCCGTAA